TTCTTTTACAATGTTCTGCTCTGCGGTGGTCGCTGTTTGAGTAGGAATTGTTTCGGGAACTTCGTTATTGGTTGCAGGCACAGTAGCTGCGCTTTCCGCGTTGCTATTATTTGTGTCAGGTGATGATTCTCGTATCTTGTTTCCGAGTTTGTCAAGGTAGTCATAAACATTGTCCGGCACTTTGAGCGTTCTTCCGTTTGCACCCTTGAGGTCCGCATATACTACACTTTCACCGTTTTTGTACCCGAAAGATATCAGACGCTTATTAAACCATCCTTGGGTTGCAAGAGGAACTTCAATGCCATAATCTTTCATAAGCTGGTTGACAATGTTCGTTTCTCTCTTTTTCCCGCTTTCATCGTAGAATGTCAGCGTCTCGTTCTTTATTGTCTTGTTGTCAGAACTGCCGCCCTTTATGCTCTGTACTGCATTATCGAGCTGTGCGCGTGATTCTGCGTTTTGAGTTTCGTTTTCTTTTCTGTTAAACTCTATTTGTTTCTCGTCGGAAATTTTGTAAATTTCATCACGGTCTGCTTCTGTGAAGTCGGAATAATGAACATCAGAATCAGGATTGCCGAGAATTTCCTCAACTTGTCTGAACTCATCTCTTGTTTGTGCGTCTCTAAGCTTTTGCTTATATGCTTCAACATTTGATGCGGTCTGTGTTTCAGGCTGTGTTTGCTCGTTTTCAATTATAGCATTGCTGTCGGAGGAAGTCAATTGCTGATTGTCATATTCTGCCTTGACACGTTCCATATCAGACTGTAATTCAGCGAAGTCATCTTCCGGCAGTTTGGGACTGGATGATTGTTTTGCAGTGACTCTGGTTTCGTTGTTTCCGTCTGATGCTGTCTCGGGGGCGGTTTCTTTTGATGTTGTATCAGGCTTTGCAGGTTCTGTGTTTGTTGTATTTTCGCCTGCTGTATTGGTATCGGCAGTCTTTTTTGATTCCTCTGCTTTTGCTTCGATTTCATCTCTGTTGGAACGAACAACAACGTCGGCTTCTTTCAGCTTTTCTACCTGCTTTTGCAGTTCGGCTTTCTCGTCGGGGTTTGTTGTTAATTCTTGCTCATGTTTTATGTCTTGAATTTTGTCCCTGATGGTATCTACTGTTTTGTTTACAATATTCTCATCCGGCTCTGCGTATTTAGCTACTACATTTGCAAGAGCTTGTACGTCCGTCTTTACAGTGTCCGAATTGTCGTTATCCATTATAATGGTAAACGCGCCGTCTTTGTCTTGGTTTTCTATTATTATTCTGTCCTTATAGTTGTCGACAATATCTTTAATGTCGGCAGCGGCATCCTTCATGTGGTTGACACTCGCTTTATAATCGCGTGGGTAATTGGGGTCGTCCATTATTACATCTGCCTGTTCAATAACGGTGTCCGCGATTTTTCTAATGACTTCGGCTTGCTGCTCGTTTTCTATCTTTGCGGCTGCTTTTGAGAGGTTGTTTACGAAATTATAATCTGACTTATAAAGTTGAACCTTGCCGGGGTATGAAGCGAGACCGAAAATAAGGGAAGTAGCACCGCCGAGAACACCTTGATAACCGAGCTCTTTAGGGTCAACCTTGGCATTTTCGTCTCCGACAATACTGCGTGTTGCTATGTCTGCGAGGTAGTCTAACGATTGTTCTCCGGCTTCTCCTGCAGCAGTTATACCAACATCAGCGGCGGCTCTTACATAAGGATTGGCAATCTTAGAAAGCGGCTTTGCTATTGCCTTGTCGAGTACGCCTTTGCCGAACTGACCGATTATAAGCTCTTCACCGCCTCTTCTGAGGGCTGTATCGGCGGCGTACTCTAATGCTTGGCTGTCTGAATATCCGAGTTCGTTTATAGCCCTTGCATAGCTTTCGGAGAACTCCTGTGTACCCATGAGAGCCGCCGCCGCCGCTGGACTTGCTATACGAGCTGCATTTGATAATGCACCATATCCCGCGCTGTATGCAAAGTTTCCGAGGAGTTGAGCGACTTCGCCTATCTCTTTGTCGGAATACCTTTCTTGGATTTTCTTCAGCGTTGCTTGGGAAGAGTTGTTTTTTGCATAATCTTTAAGCCGTTCAAGTTCGGCTTTTTGGGAAGCAGCATTCGCTTTGTCGATTATTGAAGTGCTGGTTTCAATACCGTTCTTTGCTGCATCATTAAACGATGTAAGGGTAGGGTATTTTGAACCTAATGCTCTGCCTTTAAGGGCTGACTCCGCGAACCGATATTTGTTATATTCGTCTCCTTTGTTCATGCCGAGCAAAGTTGCAACGAAGGTGGTGGCTTTGTCAAATGCTGAACCGATTGTTCCCTTCGTGCTTTCTTCGGACTTTTTGAAACCTGCGCCACCCATTTCACCAACATAGCTTGCTTTGTCAAGTGCGGAGTTTACAGCGTCTTTCCTACGTTCAGATTTGGCGGCAGGTGAATTATACATAACACCATTGTGAACATAAGTCGGAAGTTCGATTTGCGGATTCCTTTTGCCGAACGGTGAATTTTCCAGAGGTATGTTTTTACTTGCGCTCAGTGTGCTTTTTTGTGCTTCCTGCTCTTCAAGCATACGCATAAGGCGAAGTGTGTTATCAGAAGTTTGAGGATATGCGGACGGGGCGATTTGATTTGTTCTTATTCTCGACGTCTCTTCTTCTTTTTCGCTGTCGATTGCTCGCAGCGCGTCAGCATAATCAGATTTGCTGTAATCCTTTTCTTCAGGCTGTTGTTCTCGCTTCTTTTTAAGTTCTTCGTTTTCTTTTTTTACAACATCAATTGCACTTTGATACTTTGATTTCTTTTTTGAAGGGTCAATAAGTAAATTTGCCATATTACCTCCTGATTATTTACCGGAACCGCCGAGAACGTTTGATAAGTCGACACCTCCGGTCGTGTTATTCTTTATACTCAGACCGTTTTTATCCTTACTTGCGTATTGCATATATTGTTTTATATATCCATCTATTATGTCGGAGTAGTCGCCATCATAATAGTCGAGAGCCGCTTGTCTTACATCATTCCAACTGTTTATACCATTGCTGCCCCAAAGATTGATTAACTTTCTTACAGTGCCGACAACACCTTTCTCGCGTTCTTTGTCGTCTGCGGCAGAAGTAACTGTGCCATCATCATTTACGGTATAACCGAGTTTTGCGAGCTGGCTTAATGTTTTGGCGCTTACTTTATCCGCGTCTACTTTGTACTTCGTTCCCTCAAGCGTTCTGTCAGATGCGTACTTGTCGGCTTCTGCCGCTATTCTCGCCGCTTCAAGGTCTGCTGCCGTTGCCTGTCTGCCTGTTGCCGCTTCAAGCTCTGCTATGTATTTCTGCAAGTCGGAGTTCATCTGTGCCTGTTTCAGCGTGGTGTCGTTGTTCTCCTTATTCATTGCGGCTTCAATGTCGGTTACATACTGGTTGATTCTATTCTGCTGTTCCTGCTGCGCGAGGGCTGTGGCGTTATTTACTGCGTTCTGTCTCTCTGCTGAATCAGTTGCGTA